ACGAAATTGCTATCCGAGCCGAGGCTGTCCTTGGTTACGCAATCTTTGACGGCGCAGCTTTCGCCCTCATTAGCGGTACTGCCTCCTAGGCGGTCCCCCACTAGCAGAAACGGCCCTACGGGGCCGTTTTTGTTTATGGTAAAATAAGCCTATGAAAACCAAGCGACCCGACCTATACGTGCATGAAATAAACGGCAACATTGTGACCGCTGGAAAAATGGGCGCCCGGCGTCTGCCAAAGGAATACAAAAAAGTGCAGTTTATCAAGAACGAACAGGGCGAGCGTGTAATGCGGCTACGGCTGGCCGGCGGCACCGTGGACATATCGGAAAACAAAGCGCCGGCGGAGGTGGTAGCAAATGGCGACACAACAACAGAGTGATTATATAGCCGATCTGGCCGTAAAAAAGACCAAAGACTTTAAGGAAGTAAAAGAGCTTGTGGTATCGGCCGGCATTATGGGCGATCAAACTGACGCCGTGACCGGCGCCCAAACCATTGCCGACCTAACCAACGCCATGAGCGACTACCAGGCTAGCCGTTTTATTGACGCGCTCATTGCCAGCAAGACCCCCGACCGCGGCCAGGCATACAGCAAAACACGCATTAACGCAGCCACCGGCACGCTTGAGGACATAAAACAGACCATAAAGGGTTGGAGTTTCCCCGCATGAATTACGCCGATCTTATAGACACCATACAGCCCCAAGTAATGGACGCGATCAAGTTTATCAACAACCCGGAAATTGCCCCGGAGGTGCGCCAGCGTAACCAGGAAATATTGCTAAAAGAAGTTGGCCAAGCGATCTACGACAAGGTGTACGACATGAACGCCTTTGACATGGAAATACCCCACACCACCGGCAGCGGCATTAACGACGCGCACTATGGCATGGCCAAGGTGGCCAGTAACAGCGTTTCTACTGGCCAAATGCCTTTGGACGCATACATAACCAACTTTTTGCAGCAATCGGCCGCAAAGGCACAGCACGACGCCAGCCGGAACGCCAAGCAAAGCGGCAAACACCCTACCGTTGTGCGCAAGACCGTTGGCAAGACCTGTCAATGGTGCAATGGCCTGGCCGGCACATACACCAACCCAACCCCCGACATATTCCGCCGGCACAGTGATTGCAATTGCTCAATATCCAGCGAGGGCTACAAGAGCCGAAATGGCGAGCTGAACCAGTACAGCAAAGGCACGCCTGTTACCGTGTATCGCGGCGAGGGTAACAATGCGGCGCCCGGCACAGATTTGTTTGGCCAGGCGCATTACGTGGCCCGTGACAAGTCCACCGCCGCGCAGTTTGGAACCGTAAAGGCCGAAACGCTGACAATTAACCCCAACCAGATTTACACGATCAGTAGCGACGCCCAATATGAGGCATTGGTACGTGACGCGCAGCGCAAATATTTGGGCGAGGACGTGCAAACCGCAATCCCTAAGTTGCTCAAATCCCGTGGCTTTAAGGCGGTTGAGGGGACACCAGAGTTTGACCCACTGGCCGGCATTGCCGTGCTTGACCCTAAACTACTAACGGCGGCCAAAAAATGATTACGCTAGAACTATCCGGCAACGTGCCAAGCAAGAAAAATAGCCGCGTGCGCACCGCCAGCGGCAGCTACATACCGAGCAAGGCATTTTACGACTGGCAGGACGACGCGCTAAAGCAGGTCCGCATACAAACTCGGCAGCGGTTTTTTACGCCGGTCCGCGTGGACGTGACCATTTACTTTGGCACCAAGGGCCGCGCAGACCTAGACAACCGCCTTACGAGCATTTTAGACATGCTGGTAGAGGGCATAGTGATACCAGACGACAAGTGGCAGAACGTCCCCCAAATGAGCGTGCAAGCGGCCTACCGTAAAGGCGAGCCGGGCGCCCGCGTGACCATTACAGAGGTGCCGCTGCCGTTGCAATAGGCTTATGCTACAATTACAATATCTGGTATAATATTACCGAAATATCAAAACGCTTACGGGGCGGCAATTCCGGCAAAGAAAAGGTAGACAATGGACCAAATAACGCCGGAACAGCAAGCACTCATTGACGCAGCCACTAAAGCCGCACAGCAGCTTATCCTTTGTCTGGCGCGTCACCAGAGCCATACCCAAGACAAATACAACTACTACAACGCGGACAATGACACGCGCGATTATGGCATTGCCATGCCAAACAAAATGAAAAACATACGCCCCGGCGTAGGTTGGGCCGGCCGCGCGGTCAATATTCTAAGCGACCGGGTTGTGTTTGACGGCTTTGCTAATGACACTTTTGGCGTCAATGATCTGTTTACCTCAATAAACGCCCTACCGATTATCAATAAGGCAAAGCACGACGCCATGATTGCCGGCTGTTCGTTTGTGGCCGTAGGCGACAATGCCAACGGCGATAAAATCCTTATGCCGTTCACCGCCACCGAGGCCACCGGCATAGTGGACGAAAACACCGGCTTGCTTAAAGCTGGTCTGGCCGTCACCCGTTGGGCTATCCCGGCGCAGAGCAGCCGCAAGCGCATACTGGCATTTGACCCTCAAGACTATTTGGTATTTACGCCAAACTGGACTGCCATTTTTAGGAACGGCGAGCTAGACCAAGTTGTGCCTAACCCAACCGGCCGCACATTGCTTATGCCACTAATCCGCCGCCCAAGCGCCGACCGGCCATTAGGCAAGGGCCGCGTCACCAACGTTGTGCGACGTATCGTAAATGAAGTTGTGCGGGTAAAAAGACGCTATGAAGTGGCCGGCGAGTTTTACAGTATTCCGCAGCGCTACATTAACGGCTTGGCCGAGGGTGCCAAAAAGGACGAGAACCTAGACAGCGCCATTGGCAAGATTTGGACGATCACCAAGGACGAGGACGGCGAAAAGCCCGACATTGGCCAGCTTGGCCAAATGAGCATTGACCAGTTTAGCGAGGCCAAAAAGGACCTGGCCCGCGACTTTTGCGCAGAAACCGGCCTGACGCTACGCAACCTTGGCTACGAAACCGGCAACCCAACCAGCGCCGACGCGCTAGAGGCTATGAGCGACGACCTAGTGCTTGAGGCGCAGACCGCGCAGGGCGAAATGGGCGAGCAGATCAAGCAAATTGCCATTACCCTACGCCTTGCCATTGACGGCAACAATGAGATACCAGACGCGCTCAATGCAATTATTCCTGCCTGGAAACCGATATTTAGGGTAAACATTGGCGAGGCCGGCGACGCTATGTTTAAGCTGTTCACAGTCATGCCGGAGCTTGTCGGCACCGTAGAGGGCTACCAAATGCTTGGGGTTGGCTTGCGCCAGGCCGAGCAGCTACAGGCGGCCCGCGCGAAGTTGCCCGCCAGCAGCTTTATGAATAACGGCGGAGCAGGAGGTACACAGTAATGGCGCTACAACCATTTGCTACTGTTGATGATTTAAGCGCATTTTGGCGCCCGATCACTGACCCGGAAACTGACCGGGCTAATACCCTATTGCTTTTGGCCAGCAACCGCCTACGACAGATTGCCAGCGACCTAGGCATAGATTTAGACGCCAAGGTTGACGCCAGCGAGATTTACAAGGCAAACGTCCAATGGGTAGTCATGGAGGCCGTAAAACGGGCTATGCTTACGCCAGTTGACGCGCCGCCGGCAAACAGCGTGCAGCAGACCGCCGGCCCCTACAGCGAGAACATTGTATACACTAACCCGTCGGGCGATTTGTGGTTTAAGAAAGCCGAGCTAACGGCTATTAGCCTTTATGGCAACCAAACTCTTGATAGTATAAGCAGCGCGAGGACTGATATTTATGGCTCATAAAATGACCAAAATATTACAGACAGCGGCAGCCATAAGGTATAGGGTGAGGTTATGAATGAGTTGGTTCCAATCATCATTGCGTTTGCCCTTGGCTACCTTTGTGGCCTTATTACAAAACATGAAATATGGGCATGGGTAAAAGCGCATGGTGGCAAAAAAAAGAACAAATAAACAGCGAATTATTGACGAGCAAAAAGCGCGAGTTGATAATGTAGCTAGGTACTTACAGATCGTTGCCATTGTGGCCGTCGTAATTATTGTGGTGGTGGGCCAGGTTATAAAGTCCGACAACCAGATACCTATTTGGGTGACGGCGGGCCTTATGGGAATTGCCGTAGGTCTAAGCCCGGAGCAGTTTGTAGAGCTACTAAAAGCATTTTTCAAGGGGAAAAAATGAAACTGCCAAAACTACCTACCGTTGTGCGGCCGCACATGCCGGCCAAGCTCAAAAGCATAGCCAACCGTGAGCATGTAATACGGGCCTATGCGACGTTTTCCGCGATCATGTACCGCATTGTGCCGGTAATCATATTTGGCCTGTTATTTACGCAAGTGGCGGTCCTGATAGACCAAAAACACTACCGCGAGGCGCCGGCAACCGACTTTTTGCAGTACACCGATTTTACGGTAAACAATGCCCGCGTTGGCGAGGACGTTTATTTTAAGGTCTGCCGGCAGCACGTTACCAATATCCGCTATAGTGGCGATCTGAACATTTACATTATTGCCAACCCCGACCAATCCAGCGAAAAACGCGTAAAGGTCTACGGCCGCGACATTGGCGGCGTCATTGACAACGATTGCGAAAATAAGGTAATCCGGGCGTCCGACTTTAAGCACGACGCCGGCACCTATGAAATGAGCTTTTGCGTAGATTTTAAGGTGAAATATGGCTACGGCAAGGAAATATGCAAGACGAGCAACCGCTACCGCATTTATCCGCAGCCAACCGACCTAGAAAGCCAAATAAATGCCCTCAAGCAGCAGCTAGACGCTGCACAGGCGCAATTAGAGGCCACGCAGGGCAATATCAACCAGCCAAACGATAAAAGCACGGCGCTGCCCCAAAACGGCCCGGCAGATAGCAGCACGCCGCCCAATCGCGGCACCACAACCCCAACCGGCAGCGGAAACGGCAATACTGGCACCGGCACTAACCCGCCAACATGCGCGATCAATATAGGCAGCCTTGGCCTAGCATGTGGTGGTGACGGTCTATTGCGCTTGTGATATAATCCACTCATAGACCGAGCGCTGGCAATGCGAGCGTTGGGCCAAAAAGCTTTACGGAGTATTACCATGGCAAATGACGCCCAAAATGTGTCTTTTGGTAAACCCAAGTCAACAGGTGCGGTTTATGTCGCCCCTGCCGGCACTACTCTACCCACCAACGCTACAGACGCGCTGGACGCTGCCTTTAAGGGCATGGGGTACATTAGTGACGACGGCTTGGTAAACTCAATCAAGACTGACACGGAAACGGTCAACGCTTGGGGTGGCGACAAGGTACTTGTCGGCCAGACCACGTTTGGCGAAACGTTTACGGTCAATTTGATTGAAACCAACGCAGACGCGCTCAAAGTGTTCTATGGTGATGACAACGTAACGGTTAGCGGCGACGACATTACTGTTGTCCAAAATAGCGCCGAACTGCCCGAAACGGTAGTGGTGTTTGAGCTGGTACTTACCGGCGGCCGCATTAAGCGAATTGTCGTGCCTCACGCCAAGATCGCTGACCGTTCCGGCGACATTACCTACACCGACGGTGACGCGATTGCATACCCGGCCGTGTTTGAGGCCCTGCCTGACAGCAGCGGCAACAGCCACACCGAGTACATTGCAGTTGTCGGCTCATAGTCGCTGTAGCACGCAAGAGCAGCCCGCTAGTCGGGCTGTTTTTGTTTATGCTATACTTGCATTGATAACAACAAATTGGAGGATAACCCATGCCAGAAATTACACCACCCGCACCAGAACCAACCGGCGACGCGCCGGCAGCACAGGCGCCAACGCCAGCTATTAAGGACGTGACCATTGACGGCTACACGTTCCCGGTCAACTTTGACGCCGTGGACGACGTAGAAAACGTGGAGCTTATAGACAAGATTGAGAACCAGGCCAACGTGGCCGCCATTGTGGAGTTTTTGCAGCGCCTATTGGGTGCCGACGAATACCAAAAACTCAAAGATTATTTTGTGCAAAAAGACGGCCGATTTAAGCTATCCAAGCTTGGCGATATTTACCAGGCAATTTTTGAGAAGTTTGACCCAAAAGGCTAGCCCTACTCAAAGTGCGCCGGCAGCACTTTGACGAGCTAGAGGCGGATTTTCAACAATACTACAATTTGGACATTACAGCCGTCCGGCCGGCGCGGGCGGCCCGCCTCATGTTCCAACTGCCAACACGTAGCCGGCTATTCCGCAAGTTAGAACCCGCCAACAATTGGGACTGGCCGGAAGTGCTGCAAAACAAGATCGCCTACATGCTGGAAGTAATCGCCTGGCAGAACGCAAACCAGGGCGTCAAAAAGAGCAAGCAGACAAAACCACCTACCTATTACCAGCCCGACTTTATGAAAAAAGCTAGCCAGGCCAAGCGTCTAAACCCGGAGCAAGTCGTTGGAACGACGGCCGAGATTAAGGACATTTTGAGCCGCCCGCGCAAATAATTTATCCAGGCAAAAATAGCACCTTTTTCGTGACTTTACGAAAATGATACAGTTATTTTATAGTATGCTAAAAATTAACAGAGGTGCCACCCCTGTTAGCTTACCACTCCCCTACCCCGCCTATTAGACCACTTCTAACACCTTAAATCAAAAAATCAAGGGACACCCAAGGCGAATAGGGGACTATGTAATAATAGTAATTATTAGTCAAACAATAGTATGATGAGATTATGGCAAAAGACACGTTCCCAATAGTATGATGAGATTATGGCAAAAGACACGTTCCAACTAGACATTGACGCCGCCGGCGCACAGATTTTGCAGGACATGGCGGCCAATATTGTGAACACGTCGGCAGAGGCAATCATGGCGCGAGCCGGCAGCATGGCGTCGGCCCAATCCAGCGAGGCGCCCGGCTACCGTTTGAGCAATCGCGTTGGCATTATCCGCAAAGGTACACGCGCCATTGCTACAATTACGGTCAATGATACCGGCAACGCTCACGCCCTTTACATTGCGCGGCAAGCGCTAATCAAGGCCAAGGACGCTGGCCGGGTCTAATAGCTTATGGTATAATTTTGATCAGAAAATCCTACGCTTACGGTGCGGCAATAACCGGCAATATGAAAGGCAAAAAAGAGCGCACCCATGGCAGGAACAATCGGCACAGCTTACATAAATATCGCCCCCAACATGTCCGGCATACAGGGCAAAATTGCGGGCGGTTTGCGCGGTTCCGGCGCTGCCTTTAGCGACCAATTTAGTGCAGAAGTTAGCGGCAAATCCGCAGCCCTAATTGGCGTCATTTCCGGCGTGGCCAGCGCGGCCATGAACAAGGCCATTGACGTTGTGACCACCAGCCTAAAAAGCTTTGTGAACAGCGCCAGTGAAATACAAAGCCTCCGGGCGTCGTTCCTATCACTCACGGGCGACGTGCAAAAAACCAACGACGTAATGACCACGTTGTATAACTTTGGCAAGCAGACGGCCTTTAGCAACCAGGACATACAAAGCGCCGGTAGGTCGTTTTTGGCGGTCGGCCAAAATGCAGACCAAATGCGCGAAAGCCTAAAGCTGGCCGGCGACATTGCCGGTGCGACGGGCGCCGATCTTAGCCAATTGGTCCTACCGTTGACCCAAGCCTATGCCCGCGGCACATTGCAGACGCAGGACTTTTACCAAATCCTAAACTCCGGCGCCGGCGCATTGCGCGGCGTGCTGCAAGAAGTGGTCAAAAACAAGACCGGCATAGACAACCTAGGCGACGCCATGAGCCAGGGAAAAGTTACTACAGACTTGCTATGGGAGGCAATGCGCAAGGCCGACAGCCAGGGCGGCTTTGCCTTTGACGGTGCCATAAAACAGGCCCAAACGTTCAATGGTCGTATGTCCAACATGCAAGAGGCGATTACACAGGTGGGCCTCAAGATCATTGGCGTAAACGCCGTGACCGGCGAAGTTACCCCCGGCGGCATTTTTGACAAGATCAGTAGCGGCGTACAATGGCTAACCGACAATATCCCGAAAGTCTACCCATACATACAGCAGGTGGGGCAGGTGGCAACCGACGCCTTTAAGGCCGTACTCAATGCAATTACGCCCGTTATAAAAGACGTGGTAGAGTTTATCCAATTCATCATACGGAACAAAGACATTTTTGCGCCCATTGCCGTGGGTATTTTGGCCGTGGTTGCTGCAATCAAGATTTGGCAGACAGCTATTGCCGTGTGGTCGGCTATCACAAAGGCCGCAGCGGCCATACAGGCAGCTTTTAACGCAGTAATGGCCCTCAACCCAATTACAGTCATTGCGCTAGCCATAATTGGCCTGGTGGCTGCCCTGGTGTACTTTTTCACGCAAACCAAGCTAGGCAAGCAGGTGTGGTCTGATTTTACGGCGTTTCTGTCGGGCGTATGGAACGGCCTAAAGGCCGGGTTCCAGGCCGTGGCTACCTTTTTCCAGGGTATTTGGAACGCGATAAGCGGCGCCGTGAGTGGCTTTATACAGTGGTTTAGCAACAACTGGCGCATAATCATTGCCATTGTGCTTGGGCCGTTGGGCCTACTGATTGACTTTGTGACGGCCTACTGGTCGCAGATCACCGGCGCCATTGGTGCGGCCGTAGGGTTCATTTGGAACCTCATAACCAGCGTATTTGGCGCCATTGCGGGCTTTATGAGCGCGGTATTTGGTCCGCCAATCAATGCCATTGTTAGCGTGTTCCAGTGGCTAGGTGGCATTGTTAGCAGCATTGTTGGTGGCATGTGGAACGGTATAAGTGCAGCGTTTGGCGCGATCACCGGCTTTTTGGGCGGCGTTGGCGGCAAAATTATGGGCTTTTTCAAGGACGCCGGCAGTTGGCTATACAACACTGGTAAGGATATTATTAACGGCCTGATTAATGGCGCCCAAAGCCTCTTGAGCAAGATTGGCAATATGTTTTTGGACATTATACCCGGCTGGATTAAGGAGCCGTTTAAGAAAGCCCTAGGCATACACTCACCGTCTAAAGTTTTCGCCGGCTTTGGTGGTAATATTACAGAGGGGCTTGTCAACGGAATTGCGCAAAATGCAAAGTCCGTAACTGGCGCAGTAAGCAACCTGGCAGACAACGCTATGGCCGGCATGACCAACAGCGATTGGACACAAAATTATGCCGCGCAGGTTAGCGCAGCGTCCGCGCCGGCGCCCGCCAGCAACGGCCAGCCTGGCGATACAGGCCCGGCAGTCGTGCAAAACAACAACATCTACAATCAAGTAGACCTAAACAGCGTCACCCGTGAGCTGGCATGGCAGATAAGGCGATAAAATGAACGTAAATCTAAATAATCTACTCACACTAAGCGCTCAAGCAAGAGAGAGCAACCATTTTATCACCGGCATTACGGGCCTTGGTATTTCTGACATACGCACCAGCAGCTTTGTATTTTCCGGGCGTGACGGCGGCCTAATTACCGACCAATTCTTTGACCTACGCAATATCAACATTACGGGTAAGATCGGCAGCAATGACAACAACACTAAGGCGCAGCACCAGGCCGACCGGGCCGCGCTGGTAGCCGCATTGCCGGTTGGTTCTACGTTCCCGGTCTACTTTACGCTGTTTGACGGCAGCACGTACGTCATTTACTGCAACCTAATCAAGCTCACCATGGACTACACCAGCGGCGGCTTGCGCAGCGACTTTTTGATACAGTTGAGCGCCGGCGACCCGCTATTTTACAGCACCGACGGCGGCGATACGCACACGGCCCACGTTACCCGCGTGGCGCAGGGTGGCTATGTCACGCCGTACATTTTGCCGGTATCTTGGGACAGCGGTAGCAGCCCAACAATCGTGGTAAACTCCGGCGACAGCCTTGTATATCCAGTCATTACGCTAAATGACGCGGCCATAAACCCAAGCATTACGAACCAGGCCACCGACGAAACCTTTGAGCTTACGCTGACTATGGTTGCCGGCGACGAGCTGATTATAGACATGGGCGCCCGCACCGTGACCCTCAATGGCGCCAGCGTAATGGGTAACAAAACAGACGCCAGCATTTGGTGGGGCCTACAGCCCGGAAACAACCCAATTGTGCTAGACAGCGACAGCGCCGGCGACACCGTGACCGCTGACGTGGTATGGCGCAATGGGGTAAGGGGTATCTAATGCCAAGCACACCAGTACCAAAATACGAGTTTGAGCTATGGATTAACGGCCACCAAGTAGGCGACATTACAAAGCTTGCCAAAAACCGCCGTTTTACACTCACACGCAATGCCAGCGAGGAGTTAGATTTTATCCTGAACCTAAAGGCGTTTGAGGACTATTGCGCCGGTCTTGGCGCTAATCCTTTGGCCGTGCTTGAGTGCTACGTGACCGACATACGGGTAAAACGCAATGGCCAGTATTTGTTTGGGGTCCAGGTGGTAGACATGCAATTTAACCTCAACCAAGGCGAAATTAACGTACAGGTGAAAGCCACCGGCTTTTTGGATTTGCTCAAAGATCGCTACGTAACCAAAACATACGACGGCGTGGAGCGCGTAGCCATAGCACAGGATTTGATCGCTACAACCCAAGCAGGGGACAGCAGCAACGACTTTGGCATTGTTCTTGGACCCAACCAGTACGACACCGGCCTATCTGATACGGAGCGCAATTACACCGACCAAAACGTGCGTGACGCCATTGTGAACCTCACCGACCTATCGGACGGCAATTTTGATTTTCGCTTTAACTATGACCGAAGTTTTGAGACTTTTGGCCAGATCGGTAGCGACCGGCCTACAAGCAAGTTTGTATACCCATACAACATTACGTCTGGCACCGTGCCGCGCACCGCGTCCAATCTGTTTAACTACATTATCGGCATTGGGTCCGGCTTTGGTGACGAGGCTTTGCGCACCGAAACGGCCGACGGTGCTAGCCGGGCCAACTACAAAACCCGCCAGCAAATTGTCACCTTTAACTCTGTTAGCGTGCAGGACACCCTAGACCAAAATAGCTATTCATACCTGCAAAAAGTCAAGGACATACTGCTACTGCCAAAGCTCAATGTTAGTGGTGAGTTTGCCAACCTGGACGTGTTAGGCATTGGCGACCGGGTGCCAATCGCCGTGCAGGGCCACACAATGCTACCACTGGACGAAACCTACCGCATTGAGCAATTAGACGTGAGCCTGGACGACAACGACGCCGAGGATATAGCAATAACAGTAGACAATTATGGATTATGAGCCGCCTAGATTTAGACCAAAATAATTTTGCCGCACAATTCAAGGCCCTACGCACCGATTTGGAGCAAATTAAGGCCGCACAGCGGTCCGGCAAAGATATTTGGAAACCGCATGTAGTAGAGTGCCTAGACGGCAGCGGAAACCCTACCGTGTATGATCTAGTGGCTACATATGACGCAGGATTTGGCTTTGCTACCCGTAACTTTATTGCTACCATGACCGCCGACCACCAAGACGACGTTTTTGCTATTCCCGTTTACGTCGTGTACTACGGCACGCCGGGCCACTTGCCAGCGCACACCAGCGACATTGCAGGGTTTAGTTATTTGGACTTTACCGAAAATGACCCAAAGCAGATTGCCTACACCGGCCACTTTGGCACCAACGTTTTTATGGACCCGGTAAACGCCTACATGAAAGTATATTTTTACGCCACCGACAGCGGTACACTACAAGTAGTGGGGAACCCATAATATGAGCGAACGCACCGACCTAGTTTATGCCGCGCTGGCCAAGGAGCTTAAAAGCATTGAGGACGAAATAACGGCCCTCAAGACTAAGCAATTTATTGGCACCGACAGCATTAGGCTATACAAAAATCTGACCCCGACCGGCCAGGCCGGCGGCTTTGATATTGACACCACCGGCACGCTCATAAAAAACTACGCCGTGGTATTCACGGCCGACAACCAACAGGCCCCATTTTGCGACGTTAGTATGCACGCCTACATTGACGGTGTTAGGGTAAATCCAAGCCAAGTTATGGTGATTGGCGGAGCGCCGGCATTTTTCAACTCATTTGTGGACGATAGCTTTGGCGCCTACTCACCATTGGCCCCCGCATCCGGCGGCCGCATGGGTTGGTATTTTGCGACTGTACCAAATGGCGGGTCCAGGCACATACAGATACGCATACAGGTGGACGCTAACGACACGGGAACAATACAGGTGCTAACGATATGAGGCAGGACATTGCAACACTCCAAGACCGAATTAAGGCCGCGCGGGCAGCGTTGGACGATCTTAAAAATAAGCAGCCGGCGGCCGGCGACAGTTGGGTTGTGTACCGCAGCACCACGCCGCAGGGCGTTTGGGATATTGACCTAACCAACGTGGCTAGTGGATATGATCGCCTATTTAAGATCACCCACGTACCCGACGACGGCGACACCAGCAACGGCTTTGCGGTGTTCTTTGGCCAGTTTGATTACGACACTATGAACAATTTAACCTACGGCAGCACCTACAAAGACGCCAACGACCCATATAGCTGGTATGTGCGTGTTTATGGGTCCGGCGGCACGCCTAGCCGTTTCCGCGCCAAGTTCTATGTTTTTAGTCCAAAAAAGGGTACACTTTTAGTAACCAATAGCGCACCATAAATCAAACAACTTATGGTAAAATAGCTTTGGAGAATAAAATATGAGCCTAGGTACATCAAACAGGGACGGCGGAAAAACTAGCGAAAGCGGCCATTTAAGGGCATTGTATAAGGCGTTTCCTAACGGCGGCGTGTTGCAGGGCCTAGGAGTATCGCAACGCGGTGCTGGCGCAAATATGAGCGTGGATATTGCCATTGGTGACGCCATTATCCCCCGTAGTGACGCGACCTATGGCCACCCTTGTTTTAACGACGCCGTACTAAACAAGACAATTACGACCGCAGACCCAAGTAACCCCCGCCGCGATATTGTCATTATGTATGTTGACTACACCGTGACCCCAAGCACCGGCGTTAGCAACAACACCAATGGCGTAGTGGCCACTAAGGTTGTCGCTGGCACGCCAGCCGGCAGCCCGGTAGACCCAAGTGATAGTGCTTTACAGTCCGCTGCCGGTTCGGGAAACCCATACATCAAACTTGCCCGCGTACGTGTTGGTGCTGGTGTGACAAGTATTGGTAACTCTGTTATTGATGATTTGCGTACGCTAGCAACCCCTATACCCGGCAATGTTTCGCCAGCCGGTCAATTATTGAACGGTGTTATTACGCCAAGCGTTAGCAGTAATAATTTAACGGTAGCAGTAAAAACATTAGCCGGAAATGACCCAAGCGACACTGACCCTGTATTTATCCGTATTGGCAATACTGTAAGAAAAATTACAGCCGCATTGAGCGTAACTAAAAACTCCGGCACAAACTGGTTTGGTTCTGGTGGAGCAGATTTTGCCACAAAAGAGGTTGACTATTTTGTACACTTTATTTGGAATACGACAGATGTAGCCGTATCTATAGCATTTTCAAGATTACCAACCAAGACTGGTCTATATTCTGACTTTTCGTCTACAACTACCAACCCTAAATATCTTGCATATAGCGGCAGCGCCCCTGCCTCAACTGATGTTTGCCAAATTGCCGGGCGCTTTAACGCAATTCTTAGTGCAAGCGCAAGCTATAACTGGTCAATACCGGCCACACCGATAGTAATTAACCAGCCAATCCGTAATACACGTTGGCTGGACATGATCGCCAACCAAAACACTGGTTTTTCAAGCCAGACAGATAAGGTGTGCCGCTACAGAATTGATAACGACAAGATAGAGTGTATGTTTGCTGTTTCTGGAACTAGCAACAGCTCAAGCTTGCAAATTGATCTGCCTTTTCCTTGCGCAAACGTAAACGGTAGTGGGTGTAATTTTGAGGGTAATACTGGTCTTTGTATAAACAATGGTAGTGTCATGGGCGTGCCTGCCCGTGTATATCTTGACCCCGCAAGCAATAACGCTATTGTCTACATTGTGCCAACGGCCGGAACTGGTAGCTTTACAGCTAGTGGCTCAAAAACTGCCCGCTGGTCAATGGTATACGAACCAGCATAATAAGCTATGGACGAGGGCAAAAAAAAGTCCCGCCGCTTTCTACCGGGCGGCGAACAATGGAACCAAGCGAGTTGGGCCACGGCCCGCCAGCGTGCTATTGCCAGCAAAGACCCAATGTGCGCCGGCTGCCATACATTTATAGACGTGAGCGCCCCTATTAAGCTACCAGACGGCAAGCTAAACCCGCTTGCGGTAGAGGTAGACCATATTGTGCCAATTAGCCGCGGCGGGCAGCCATATGAGCTTGAAAACCTACAGCTATTACACATGAAGTGTAACCGCAAAAAGGGCGCCCGCATGGAAAGCGATTATGTGCCTGGCACCGTTGTAAATCCATTTCCGTTGACAAACAACTGGTAGTCGTGCTTGTGGTATAATGAGGCTATGAAGGTGTGCGCAACTAATAAATTGGAGGGATAAAATGCTTACCAAACTACCAGACATTAGCGAGTTTCAAGGAGCAGTAGACATACAGGCAATGATTAACGACGGTGCGCCCGGCGTTATGATACGTGCCGGCTACGGTGTTGCTACCGGCCTCCAAAAAGACGCCCGTTTTGACGAGAATTGGGCCAAAGCAAAAGCCACCGGCAAACCCATGTGGGCCTACGTGTTTGCCTATCCTGATCGTTCCAGCGGCGCAGTCCACGCGCAGGGCCTAGCCCGCATTGTCGGCTCAATGAGTGGCCTACAGGGCATTATGCTTGATCTTGAGGACGGCGGCGTTTATGGCCGGCCAATTAACGCCTCTGACGACGCTTGGGCTGCCGAGTTTGTCAATGAGGCCAAGCGCTTGCTTGGTCCGCTGGCTATTTCCTACATGAACACCAGCACCAAAAACCGCTTTGGCCCGAATGGTTGGGCGCAGCTACGCGCTACCAACTCCGGCTTGCATGAGGCCAATTATGGTCCCAATGACGGCGTTAGCCATGGTTTCCCCGACCCGGCACCATGGGGCAATGCAGCTTTTCACCAATACACTAGCCGCGGTACTATCGGCGGCCGGTTCCCAATTGACCTAAACGAGTTTGCCGGCGACGAGGCAGCGCTAGCCAAGTACACCCTAAATAACGGCAGCGCCCCGGCACCTACGCCAACACCCACCCCACCCGCACCGTCCGTACCTGTTGGCGGTAATGGCACTAGCTACACCGTTGGCAAGGAAATTGCCGGCTATGTCAATGCAGCAGACGCCGCAGCCCGCCGGAACAGCAATAGCCGCGTACCTGCCGGCACCTATTTTGTCTACAACCAGGCACAGGGCATGGTCAATGTGAGCCGCGTACAGGGCGTTCCTGGCTGGTGGATAAATCCAGGCGACAATGCGGCACCTAGCACGCCTCCAAGCGCACCTAGCGGCCATTTTAGCGTCGCAAAGCCAATATCTGGCTACTACACCGCAGCAGACGCCGCAGGGCGCAGCAACCCGGTAAATATGGTCCAGCCTGGCGATTACTTTGTATTCAACACGGCAGCCGGCATGGTGAACGTCACAAGCAAGCAGGGCGTACCCGGTAGCTGGATTAACCCGGCCGACAATTCCGGCGGCGGCACCAACTCAAACAGCAGCGACGGCGGTAGCGTATTTGCACTAGGCCACGAAACGGCCGGCTACGTAAATGCCGGCGACGCCGCAGCGCAGCGCAATAGCAATAGCAGGGTCCCGGCCGGCACATACGCCGTGTTTAACCGGGCGCAAGGCATGGTAAACATAACGCGGGTAGCTGGCCAGCCTGGCTGGTGGATTAACCCCGCAGCTTAAAGGAGTAGGGACTATGGACGACGCAAAACGTAAGGCGATTATTGAAACCTTAAAGTCAATCGGTAGGGGGCTTTGGTTTGGCATTTTGGGCTTGGTGGTTGTGGCCCTAACTGCCTTTGCTACAAGCGGCGCCCTCACAGACGTAAACGTGACCGTCGGCAGCCTCACCATTAACCTAGCGTACGTGATCTTGGCCATTGTAGGCTTTGTCGCAAAGACAATTGACACGTACGTACATAAAAACGAAAACATAAATCTAAACGGCATTGCGCCAAACTTCTTACAGAAGTAGCGCGAGCCACCAAACCGAAAAGGGCGCCCCCGCAATGGCGCCCTTTTTTATCGGCTACTGTTTGTTTTGACAGCAATGCGCTTATTCTACCATGCCAGGCTTGACCTGTTCCAGTGATCGGCTGCCTTTGAGCGTGTTACACCACCAGCAGCAGGGTTTTAGGTTAGATTGGTCAAATCGTTTGCTTGGGTCCCGTGAACGGCTAACAACGTGGTCCAGCGTAAGCGGTTGGGCCTTGCTATGTTCCAGTTGGTCGTCGTCCGGCTTGTTGCTAGGGTCGTAGAGCAGCCGCGGGCAGTCCGGGCTTATGCCTAAGTAGCATTGCCAATAAAGGCCCTGGATTGGCGCCGGGTTTTTTCTTATCCACGTTTCGCGGGCGAGTACCCACTGTTTTGATACCTTGCCGTGGACACGTAGCTTAGTTTTTCGTTTGATCGGCGCACGCGGCACTAGAGGCTTTTTGGCTGCCGCCTTGTGCTTGGGGTTTTTGTAGCACGCATACGGAAAATGCCCGCGGCCCCCGCAATACTTACAAGGCTTTTTTGGGAAACGGTCCATTTATATTTGAGCTACCCCCGTTTAACACTACCAGTATAACCCAACAGCGCTTATGGTGTTATAATAACGGCATACCGTATACGGGAACTAACCCGGTCAAGAAAGGAAAAAAACGGCATGGCTACCAAAGAGCATAAAGAGGTAAGTGTAAAAACTTATGTAGAACAGATTGACAAACTAATAGCCAACGAGGCCAACCCGCGCAAGATTAGCCGGGAAGCCTACGAAAAGCTAAAAAAGTCGCTGCAAGAGTTTCCCGAAATGAAACAATTGCGGGAAATAGTCGTAGACGAAAACCTGCAAATCTTGGGCGGCCACCAACGCATTTATGCGCTCAAGGATTTGGGCTATCAAGATGTTGTGGTCAAACAGGTGTTTGGCCTAAAAGACAAGCAAAAGCGTGAGTTTATGATTAAGGACAATACGGCGGCCGGAGCATGGGACACCGATATATTGGCCAATCAGTTTGATATTTCCGAGCTTAAAGAGTGGGGCGTGCCGGACTTTGGCAGCCTTGGCGGCGACGACGAGAAAAAAGAAAAGCCGACAGGTGGCGACCGCCAAATGTGCTGCCCGGCTTGCGGTTATGAGGGCGAGGCGTCCGAGTTTAACCCCAATGCGCAGAATTAGACGGGTGGTACTTTCATGGCAAAAAAGGCTATCCGTCTAGGGGACGAAATTGAGGACGTAACAAGTAAACTGTCTGGCATTGCCGTGGGCCGTGCTGAGTACCTTAGTGGCCAAGTTTACTGGATAATCCAACCCTATACCACAGACGACAACGTAGCCTTAAAACCCGAATATGTGCCGGAGGCTTATTGCCGGCGCGTCGGTGACGGCGTGTATGTAAAGCCAAAACCAATTATGGGTTTCCATGCCATGGAACCGGGGGCGGGAAATGGTAGCAAAGCGTAAGACCGATACCCCCAAAGTCAACAAAACGGCCAAAAAAGTTGACAAGCCAGCGCCTAAAGTAAACAAAAAAGCGCCGGCTAAAAAAGCGGCCAAGAAAAAGGCAGCACCAAAGCCAAAGTTTACGGCCAAAGATTTTGAGAAATACCTATACGCCCTACCGTTGGACGACTTTATAGAATATTCCAAGGTCTATAGCGAGGTGTACCTAAAACTCAAAGTGCCAAAGCTGGAAAACTACGACCAATGGCTCAACTACTTTAAGACGCTTACCCCTAGTGTAATCCGGCAATTGGCCTCTACCGGCGTGGACTTTTTACCGACCGAGGCATACGCAGCATTGAGCTGGTGGCATGATGTTATTAAGTCGCCGCACCGCATGGGAAAAATCCACCAGTCCGGCCTAATGAACACGACGGGCAAAGGCCAAGCCTCAATTATCGCCCTGGCCAAAAATAACGACCGTATGGGCGTTTTGTGTGCCGTACGTGACCAACTAGCCGAAAAGCTGGAAAAAGGCGCAGGAGCGCGTGATATGGCCAGCCTGGCGCGGGAAATGGGCGACATACTAGACCAGATCGCGGAGCTAGAAAAGCGCAGCGGTCCCAAAAAGGGTACTAAGGTTGCCGAGCTATTGGGTGAGTTTGACGTAAAACGGCGCCGGCCCGCGTCCAATGGCGGGGGCGCCCGCAACACAAGCTTTAGATCGCGCGTAACAATCAAAGACATGGAGGCAAAATAATGGGAGGCAGACGCTACGGTAACCAAAAGCCCCGGATTGACATTTACAACAACGGCGATATTTGGCTGGCCGAAAAAACCATAGAGCTGTTGGAATACTACGGCATTAAGCTACTGCCTTGGCAAAAACAGGTCCTATACCGTTGGCTGGCGCTGGACGACGAGGGCAAGTGGGCCAACCCGGATTGTGGTCTATCGGTCCCCCGGCAGAATGGTAAAAGTGAGTTGTTGATCGCCCGCATTATTGGCGGCATGGTCTTTTTGGGTGAGGCTATAGTGTTCACCGCCCAAAGCGTCAACACCGTGGACGAGATTAAGCGCCGTGTCATGCGCTTTTTTTACGACGCCGACCAGGAAATACGCGAAATGCTAACAGATGAGTTTGATAGCGAGCCGCGCAGCCTGGACTATGTGGAGCTACGGAACCGTGGCCGGTGTGTTTTCCGTACCAGAACCCGCACCAACGGCCTTGGTGCCACCAATGACGTGCTATTGAACGACGAGGCGCAGGAATACACCGACGCGCAGCAAGAGGCCCTACTGCCTATGCTGGCCGCCGGCAAGAACCAAAACCGCCAGACAATCCAAGTGGGTACGCCACCAACGGCCGGCACAAGCGGTACTGTTTGGGTCCGCACCCGCAAAAACGTGCTGGACGGTAAGACGGTAGAGTTTTGTTGGCAGGAGTGGAGCGTTGAAACGATCACCGACCCGGCAGACGAGGACGCGTGGTATAGCTGCAACCCAAGCCTTGGGTATTTCCTTATGGTTAGCGCCGTGCGCACCGAAAGCACCACCATGGCCACCGACAGCTTTAACAAAATGCGCCTAGGCTGGTATGCCGGCGTGGAAAACATGCGGGCCATTTCTGACGATCAATGGGCGCCACTGGCCGTAAAAGACGTGCAACTGCCCGATAGCCCTAGTTTGGTCTACGCCGTGAAGTTTGCCCCGGACAGGTCCGCCGTGAGCCTTGCCGTTGGCGTAAACATGCCAGACGGCCGAGTACACGTAGAAATTATTGAGCGCCGCCAAATGAGCGCGGGCATAGGCTGGCTAACTAGGTGGCTAATGGAGCGTTGGCGCAAATGCAACAAAATCATTGTGGATGGCGCGGCCGGCACGCAATTGCTGGTAGAGGAGTTGGTGCGATCTGATCGCAAAATATCCAAGCGCATACTAACCCCGAACGTCCGCGAGGCCGGCGCCGCCTACGCTGGCTTTTACAATGCCATTGAGCAGCAAGACCTAACCCACGCCGACCAGCCGGGCCTAAACGTGTCCATAAAGACCGTCAAAAAGCGCGATATTGGCCGGGACGGCATGTTTGGTTATGCCACCATGAACCCCGACATACAGAGCGACCCAACCGAGGCAGCCGCTTTTGCTTACTATGGCGCCATTAGGTACAAAAAAGAACGTTCCGCCACTGGTAGCGGCCAGTCCGTCATGGTATAGTGTCAACAGGTGCAGCAGCCCCGCAGTTGAGTAAGACCGACAGCGGACCAGCGACGTACCCACAAACTCCAATTTGGCAAAGGCAGCCCTCCGGGGCTGTTTTTGTATGCTATACTGTTTGTATTGGCCTACAAGCCGTCGGGAGCATTGGCTAGCGCCCATTGCCATAGACAACTACGTGAAAGTCGTAGCGGCCGGTGAAACGCTGCACCCGTAGGCGCCGTGCAACGCGGCGACACTCAAAGGCCCGCCAGGCAGTACAGCCGGGCGGCCTTTTTGTTTTGGTACAATAGTGCTTATGGGGAAACGACAGCACGCGAGCGTAGGCATGATACCGGCCCTAGTCTTTGTCAAAACCGACCAAAAAATAACGGTAGGGGGCAAGACATACACCGTACTCAAGATGTTCTACGATACTAAGGGCGAATATGCACCCATGGCGCCACGCATAGCATAACCACTTGACGAAAAGTGCTAAGTATGCTATTATGTAATAGTTATGAACCTAATACAAATACTCAAATCAAAATACTACACCTACCAGCCCGGCGAGTTTTTGCCGATCTATGTAGGCGGTGAGCTTACCAACCGTCGCCAGTTCCATGCCTACCGCCTAAAGTGGATATGGAACCACCGCCGCGCTGCCCTCTACCAATTCACTCATTACAGCGGCTAACGACCCCTGTTATTGTCTGCTTTTTTCATACTATATAGAAATGTTCTTTTAGAACAATTTTATACACTATATAGAAACGTAGGGCTGATTAGGGCAGTTTTCCCCTAAATATCCACAGAAAATGGGGACTTATCCACCAGACATTTGCGGCCACAAAAATTGTTGTGCTATGCTAACTGCACGTACTTAAAAAATAAAGACGCAAGTACGAATTGGAGGGTAACAATGTCTTACAAAGTAACCGACCAGCGTAGGGCAACTATGCTGGCCAGAATAGGGGCCGCGGCCGATCTGATAGACGACCAACGCTTTTTGCCGTTCTATAGGAGCGTGCAAATCAAATTAGAACGGCTAAACAAAGCCGACGAGTGGGCGCACATGATAGAAACCGCGCTTACTAAGGAAAATCCGGCGCGGTATTTCGCCCGGCTATGCAAAATGGTCAAGGACGGCACGTATAAGTTTGCCGAAAAAGTGGCGCAAATTGCCGGCGACATGCGCCTATATGTATCTGATAAGCTGGTGAAGTTTGGGTTTGGAAAATACCAAAAATATTGGGTCCGCAAGGGCGCCGAGTTTATAGCGGCAAATGGCCAGGCCGGCTTTATTGAGCTGTTGGAATATGCCGAACGTAAAAACGTGAACCAAAAATACATGGCCCGCGCATTGCTCAATTGCAAACCGCCGCGCGAACACTACAAGCTAAATATCCGGGGGGCAGCCGCATGAAAAAGCGCTGGTGGTTATTGCTAGCCGCGGCCGTTGCTTACGTGCTGATCGTAGGCAACTGGTGGCTTGAGGGCAACAAGTAATGGCGCCTGGCGGAAACGTGCCGGCAGGATTTAACGAAAAGATAGCACAAGCCCGCGCTACAACCTTTTGGCCGTTGGCCCGCTGGCGCTGGTATCATATCTACAGACTAAGCAGAGTGGCACGCCCATTTAGAAAGGCATTTTTGTATTGGCTATGATCGTATTATTTTTGGACATTGACGGGGTTTGTAATTCCCTAGCCTACGCGCAGCGCAATGGCATGAACCTATGGAACAAAGTAGACCCGGAGGCGTGTGAGCTGGTCCGGCAGATCATTGAGGCCACAGGCTGCCAGGTCGTGCTATCCAGCACATGGCGCCTATACCCCGACAGCCTCAAAGTAGTGCGGGAGCAAGTTTGCGAGTTTATAGACGTAACCCCCAATTTCCAAACGGCCGAGAACCACCGCAGCGCTACGCCGCGCGGCAACGAAATACAGGACTGGTTAGACCGCCACCCAGGCGTAGAGCGCTACGCCATACTGGACGACGACAGCGACATGCTGCCGGGACAGCACCTATTCCAAACGACCTTTGCCGCGGGCCTCACACCCGAAATTGCAGCCAAAGTGATAAAACATTTGCAATCGTAAGCGCATTGGTGTATAAGTCAAATCAAGATATTAACAACCTAGAAACCCAAAACGAATTGGAGGGCAAAAATGTTACTGAAATTAGCTTTATGGTACGTGCGCAAAGTTGCTATGGCAGCACCTAGCGGCACCGGCCACCTAGACGCCACCACTGGCAAAGTGGTTTGGCCAGAAAGTGCTTGACACGCGCAAACGGTGGGGGGTATTATGGTTGTGTAAGCATAAATCAAATTGGAGGAAATATGCAGCGACACAACCAAAACCAACAATCTAACAAAATTGAAACCGTAGGCATATGGGCCGCAAATATTATTTTGCTGGCCTTTTTTGTTGCCGGTCAAGTCATCAAGTAAGCGAGGGTAAAATGAGTATATTTGGAAACAAGAAAAAAACAGAGTTGCCACCACTAATAACTGACGCAGAGCTGGCCGCCATGAACGGCGCCACCTACGAGCAAGTTATTGATTTTCTGGTGGCCGTGAACGACAAGGACTACCAAAAAATAATCAAGGTGGCCGAAACCACCAGGGCGCACCACGTAGAAATTGCCAAAATTACCGGCATGAAATACGCACCCGTCCCGTCAATCTTTGAGCAGCAGACCACACCGGCTATACTGTTGGACAAGCAGCCAGACACCGAGGCCGGCGACTTTTTGGACGACGACGAGCTGGAAAAGGCTTTTAAGGAGCCTGGCGCACCGACCAAACCGGGCAGCAAAACTAAGCCGGCAGCCACACCAGCCAAAGGCCGAAAGATCGCAATAAAAGATGATATTAAGGCAAATTAGGATTTGGTGGGCGGCGTGGCAACTGGAACGGGAACGCCGCCGCGAGTTGGACGAGAAACTAGAGGCTTTGACCAACCCATTGCTATTGGTCCGAGCAGCAAAGGAAAAAGAACGGGAACAATCCGCCCTATGAAAACCGTAACCATAGCTTTTGATTGCGACGGCACGCTAGTAACGACCTTTAGCCAACGTGGCGGTAAGATTGTTGCCAATGAGCGCATACGGTCGCTACTGGTGGCCCTGGCCAGCTTTAAGAACACCAAAATTATTGTTTGGTCCGGGTCCGGCGAGCTATGGGCGCGGCAGGTGGGCGCAGCAATCGGCATAGACAAATATGTTGATCTGTACACCACCAAAAACTACCTAGGCAAGAGCGAGGACGGGCAGCACATGTTTGACCCGGACGAAAGCCCCGACATTGCCATTGACGACATACAGGCTTGCGAGCTTGGTTTACTAAATCTAATTGTGAGGGAAAAATAACCATGGCAGAAAATTGGGACAACAAAGAGCCAATCGGCATACGCACCAAATTGGCTTTGCGCGTCCTACTACTGATGTTTAAGATTTTGTCGCCATACCAATTTGAGCATAGATTTGAGAAAGATTTAAGCAAGTTGGAGGCCGACATTAACGGCATTGGAAAGGACGCAAAATAATGAAAATTGGCGACAAAGTTTATTACACTGGCGGTGACAAAGTGACGCCCGGCGTGATCGTTGCAAAACGGTGGGCCTTTAGCCTCATACCCATGCCGGTATACGTCGTAAAGAAACTGCCCGCGCAAGAGGCTAGCATTGTTAGCGTAATCACCACGGCATTTTACGGGTCGCCAGACGATCTTGTATGCACGGCAGGGGCTTATTTGGTCCCAATGCCAGCCGCAGAGCCGGAGGCGCAGCAATGACCGACAAAGACCTAGCAATAACCGACGCCATGGAACAGTACGGCGGTAGCTTTGTAAAGGCGCTTGCCGTAGCCGCCCGCCGGGCAGACCCGGACAACCTGGCCAAGATCAAAGCTACATGGCCGGAATATTGGCAGCGCTACACGGAAATGGTAGAAATGCCACAACCAACGTCAGTAAGCAAAGTGACGGTCCGCAGCAACCTAGGGCGCAATTACTTTGAGTTTGGCCGGTTCCGATTTATCGGCCGTGACGGCTCAATGGGCTACCGCACCGGCAAAGTCTACACACTACAACGCGTCCACATCTTTAGGCATGGCGAAAGCACCACAACTGTCTTTTACGCCCGCCGCACCGGCCTACAGCGCCTATTACATGGCGAGGGCCGCACACCATACGAAAACCAACAAGCATTTGACAATAATTGGGAGCCAGCAGAATGAAAACCGCGATCACAGGCAAGGTGCTACGCACCGGCAAGAAAGTACAGCTAATTTTTAAGGTCAGCAATGTGTACTATCCACACACGCCAGAAAACGGCGAGCTTATAGACGCCTACCTGCATACTGGCGACGAGAAATATTTAGAGCAACTTAAAGGGGAGGCATAGAACATGCACGACGGCAAAACATTGGAGTGGCGCAATCAAGCCCACGAAATACTGGAACAGGTGGCAAAAGATAACAGCATTGTAGTTAGCGACATGGTGGTAAGCGCATTGGAGGCCGCCGGCCTTGGCCTGGACAACTACAGCGCCCTAGGTGGCGTATTTACCCGCGGCGCAAAGGCCGGGTTTATCGTCAAGACCGACGTACAGCAGCAAAGCACCCGCGGCAAGTCCAACAGCGCCAAAACGGTGTGGCGTTCCATGATATACAACAACACCGGCCTAACCAAAGAGCAGAACGCCCTAGGCAGCCTCATTATGGCCGCGCTGGACTTTAACGCCGAAACAATCCGCTTGGCCAGCCTCATGTACGCAGCCGGCCCACTAGACCAAAAAACTTACGGCCGCTACGTTGGCGACTTTAACAAGATTGCCGCCAATTACCAGGCCCGCCAGGCAAACATCATGGAAATGATCGGCGGGGAGCGCTGACGCCATGGCCTATACTGGCCACAAAAACACCAAAATGCCCGACGGTAAAACGCTGGTAGATTGGGTAAAAGTTACCATTGCCGACGAGTGCCGTTTTTACGGAGTGGAAATGCCAAGCGACCGCCAAATTGCCGTGGTGATTATGTCAATGCGTATGCACCACCTAATCATGCACGCCGCAGAGTACGACTATAGCGAGTTGGGCAACCCGGACAAAAAGCAAGAGTATTGGCCAATGCAGAGCAGCATAGGCCGATATTTCCGCGACGCCCCAAGGGAAACACTAGAGGCAACGCAATGACTGACACCTTATGCGGCTTTGCAGCCGTCAACCAGGGCAAGCATTGTGTAATTGGCGATCATTGCGTTGTGTGCCGGGCGCCGGCCACAATGGAGCTGAAAAATGGCGAGATTATAACGGTAGTGGGTTTAGGTCCACTGGACGGCCGCTACCGTATCGCCGGACTATTTGAGGGAACACTAAAATTGGAGTTGGTGAAATGATAGAACTAGAGCAAGCAAAGGCATTGGAAAAAGAGGCGGCTAAAAATGCCGGCCACTGTACCCATTGCGAGCAGACCATAAAAATATACCGCTACGGCATTAGCACAAGCATGGTGAACGTTTTACGGGCCATGGGTAAGGCGTCACGCATGGGCGGTGACATTTTGGACGTAGACAAGCTAGATTTGCGCCACAGCGAGCGCACGCAGCTTACAAAGCTACGGTTCCACGGCCTGGTGGCCAAAGTCAAAAAAGACGGCCACCAAATACCGCGGCATTGGGTCGTCACCACAAAGGGCTGGCAATTCCTTGGCAATAAGCCGGTCCCGGCAAAGGTAGTTGTCTACAACAACCAAGTGCTAGGCCATGACGGCGGCGAAACCACTGTAAAGCGCATTAGTGGCATACCGGGCGACTATGAGGAGCAACCAATCACCGAGGCCGAAAGCCGCACCCTGGCCCACGTACGCGCCCCACAGTACGACAAAACGGTGCAAGCGCAATATCTAGGCTATTCTGCCGGCGAGCTGGTCCAGGGCCAAGCATACGAGCTTAAAATGACCCGTTTGCAGGTCGGTAAGCCATTGCAAGTGCAGGTGCCGGCGCTCAACAACCGCGAAATGGAATACAAAGACATTGCCGCATTTGGCAAAGCCTGGAAAGTGATAAGCTAGAGCCATGACAAAACCCGCCAAAGTATCAGACGACAAACTGGTTATGGCCGTGCGGGCAATCCTTAAATCTGTTGAGCCGCGCAAACTGCCTACCGAAATGGCCAAAAACGATTGGGGCCATGATTGTTGGGTATGCCCGTATTGTGGTGAATTATTGCGCCGGCACGATAGATCAGTACGCCACCGCTATGGCTACGAAAGGAAAGTAGACTACAGCGCCTTTAACATGCACTTTGGCGCCATGCACGCTACACCATTTTGGAAAGAGCAACAGATAATCAAGGCTGTATTGGAGGCCCAAAAATGATTGCTGTTGGCGGCATTTGCCTAATTATCGGTATGCTGATTGGCCGGTTTTTCCGTGACCCGGAGTATGATAACGATTGCCCGGCCATAGAGCAGGGCTATAGATGTAAAGCCGACCTATGCGACCACCGTTTAAGCACGCTATATGAGGTAAAAGCCAACATGGCCAAGGCGGCCGAGGAGCGCGAGGCAGAGCAGCGCTGGAAAGGCCCATATGCTTGAAAGCCCACAAACCATTGACCTGTACTACAAAGGCAAGCGGCACTATTTCTATGTTTACCGCTACGCCACCGATCAAGAGATATTAGACGCCATGCACCGTGACAAAATCACCGACGCCGCGGCCTACGAAAAAGGCGTGCTGGCATATACCGATTGTTACGCCAAAGGCGAGGAGTGCGGCCGCATGTACTTGCTGGATAAAAGCGTAGATACCATGGCCCATGAGGCCACCCACATGGCCCTGGCGATTATTGCCCGGTCCGGCCACGATAGCATAGTGGCCACCACTGACATTGAGCCGGAACTGTCGCACGACCTATGTTATCTGGTCGGGCATATAACGTCCGAGCTGTATAGTAAAAATAAGCATTTCTAAGGAGTGAATATGCAAAGCAAACGCAAATATTTCGTAATTTTGGTACTAGGCTTTTTACTTTGGATTGGCGAAACTGCCACATTTGGCTTTAACGCCAAGCCTCAAAGCGGATTAGAGGCCATGCTAGACACGGTAAGCGCCGCAATGATGATCTATGGCATTATTGGCGATCTGCTAACCAACGTGGAAATACACAAAAATTACTACAAGTACAAGGAAACCCACATACACACCAAAAACGTAGAAATTAAGGGCGACAATCCGAACGTCCACAATAATTACTCATTTGGCACCACCAAGGACGAAACCCGCGAGCTACTAGCCAAGCACCCCAAAAAGCAGTAGCATATAAGCGTGTGGTTGAGTTTGAGCCTGAAAGCGGCCTACGGGCCGTTTTTTGGTGCCTAAATATCAACAAATCGGCTGTTCCAGCTAGGCTGCCGATCACCAATAAAATTGCGAGCGCGGCGCGGCTGTTTTTCGTATTCCGCAGCCGGCACGTTAGGGCTTTCTTTTAGCAAGCTGCCTAAATCGTTGTCATGGTCCACCAATGACGGGTTGGTATAAAACACCGGCAGCCTATTGCGGTGGTAAATGGTCCCTATGCGCATGTCGTAAACCTCTTTGCGGTCGGCGGCAAAATCAAGCACCTCAATAATGTGCGACGTAGGCATTGCTATGCCAACACCCCATAATAGTAGGTCGTGCCGCAGCCATGATACGTTATTGCTGGCTTTTTTGACCGCAAGTGCCACCCTACTAGGAATTGGCCGCACGGTCCCGGTATAAAACGACACTAGCGACTTTACCGGCACCGCAGCGAGCGCCGCGGCCACATGATCGTAAAAATTGGGTGGCAGTATTGCGTCGTCCTGTATAACAACGTGCCAATCGCCTTTGCCGACGCCGGCCCGCAGCGCCCGGCTGCCGGTGTCCCACTCATTGTTGTTTTGGTCCCAAGTAATGTAGCATTGCACAAAGCCTTGGCCAGCAAGCTGCACTAGCAGCCGCTCCGCCTGTTTGCGGCGCTTTGGGTGCGCCATAATCGTTATGCTGATTATCATAATTTAGCGATTGCCTCCAATAACTGATCTTGTATTTCATTGAGTGGCCGAGTAAAGGCGGTTTTGTAATCTAGCCATTTCCAGTTGCCCGTAATTACGTCGTCCCTAGCAATGCGCATATTTGGTATGCCGTAGCTGTCTGCCACAATAAGGCCATGCAGCGAGCTAGACAACACCACCCGACATTGGCTTATTTTTGCTATGACCGTTTCCGGCGGTTCCGTGGCGTCAATCACAATGTCGGCAAAATCGTAGTCGTCGTGGTCCACGTAATGCCGCACAACGCCAATATCGTACTTTGTTGGTTGCTTTGGCCATAGCCGGCTGGCTAGTAGGCCCAAATCACCAAGTGTAGCGTCGGTTCCAAGGGTATTAGCGGTCAACTTGCCACGTAAGGCCAGTGTCGTAAAATGATGTTCTGCCTCATGGGTGTAGCCGCTGCCGGCGCCAAGCACAATCACGCCAGGATTTACCTTTTCTGCAATGTCTAGTATGGTCCCGATTAGCACAACGTCTGCTTTGGCCAGCGCCACGCGGCGCACTTTATAGCCTAGCTTTGCCAGTATAACGGCGCCTAGTTCGTCGCCAAAGTTGTATGGCTTGGCCCTTGGCCGCCACCACCAGGCTTTGATCTGCTTATTTGTGGCGCCACCAGGCATTGGTTGTCCTTTCGTATTTCTTAAATAACGACGTGACCGACCGGCCATATTGCAGCACGTCCGAGTATTTGCTATGGCAAATCATATTGAACGCGCCCATTTCTGTTTGCTCATGCGGGTGCTTAAAATGGTAGTCGTAAAGGTCCCGGCAAACGTCCATTACAAGCTGCCTAGTGCCACCAACCACGCCACAGTTGAGCATTTGCAGGTCTTTGTGCTGCCGCAGCCAATTGTTTACGGTCGGTTCCTGGTGCCGTGATAGTAGCCATTGGTTGCCTAGCGTTTCGTCTGGTTCGTCACCAACGTATAGCGTGCCGGCGCTCATGTTTGGAAACGGATTATGTACCATGTCAACGTCGGTAGCGTCAACCACAAAGACGTTGTTTATTTCCGGGTGGTCCCGTAAATACTGCCACTCTTTTAGCCAGCGCTCAAAGTACGGGCTGCCGCTTATGGTAGTAAGGTTTGGTAGATCAAAACAGTTATGGATTAGCACAAACTCATAGCCCTTGGCCTCTACCGAGCGCTTGAGCTTATCAATGGCCTTTAGGTCGGCTGGCCACCGAGTATTGCGCTGCACGTCCAGTACGCCGCTAAAGTAGCACGCAATCACCACGTCTTTGCCAAATGGTGCATATTGTTTACTGGTTTCACTATCGGCCAGCAATTGCTTATGCTCATGCAACATCATGCGCCGTTCTGCCAAGGGTATGCTACTGACGACGGCTTGCTGTTGGTCTAGGCTATAGATTAGATCGCCGCTGTTTGGTACGTCCATGTACTTAAACGTTGTGAGGCCGGCATTATAAATGCGGTTGGAATAATCTAGGTGTTCGTCCATGGCCTTGCCATAACGCACGTCCATGCCACCTACCGTTTCCAGTACCTTGCGATCTACGTAGATCATGCAGCCCCTAGCATGGCTATGCGCTACAATGTCGCCGTCCTCATAAATAATTTGGTCGTCGCCAACCGGCTTGCCGCTGGCCCAATTCTCAAACAGGTAGAGTAAATGGTGTTCCTTGCTAGTGATGTAAGGCACCCACCAATCAGGCTGTAATGGGTAGCAATCGTCGTCAAATAAAAAGATATGTTCGCAATCGGCCAACAGCTCAAGGCATTTGTTTTTTGCCTTGGCAATGCCAACATTATGCTTAAAACTGTATACCTCTACCCCGTCAATTACTGGCCTAATTTCGCTACAGTCGTCCACTACCACCACCTTGGCGCCAGGTGTAGCCGCTACGATCTTTGCAACAGTTTCTTTGATAAGTTTAGGGCGATTGTGTGTAGTTATTCCAATGCCGATTGAGTGGTTTTTGTTTTGGTTTGCCGGTAAATATTCTTGACCGTCTATCATTACTTGCATACAAACTCCAATTTTTTAGTGTCCCTTTTATGGTAGCACAACCATAGGCCCTTTATTATTTTTTCCTGGCGCCAGCCAGCCGGCCAGAAAACACAGGTAATAAAACATTTTTGCAAAAACATTACATTATTTCATTTTTCTAATTCCCCAACAATTAACAGGGGCGGGGGGGTTCCCCTTTTTTTCCAACACCTAGTCTCCGCCGTGTAATCACCAAAAATCTGGGGGCAAAATTGCCGGGAGTTTTTTTGCCAGCGTGTTTTGGCAAGAAAAAGTGATATAATTTGCTTATGGTAGGCACTACTCTAACGTTCAACAAGCGCGTAGCCAATGGCACGGACGAAATGAACAACCCGACCTATGAAACTAGCCCGGTGGTTGTTGACGATTGCCTAGTGGCCCCGATTATTGAGCCGGTGAGCGCCCGCGAGCAGCAAGCCAAGGAACAGAACCGCGAGCAAATCCGCATACACATGCCAAAGGCCAGCACGGCCGACGTTTCCGACAGTGAGGTTGTGTGGAACGGTAAGACATTTAAGGTTGACAGCGACAGCACGGTATTTATGGACGAAAACACACCCACCCGCTGGAACCGTTACTTTAGGGCGGAGCTTATAAATGGATAAACCCAACGTAGAAAAGATTGTTATTGCCTGGCTGCCAACTTTGAGTGACATTGGCACCGACTGGCCCGTTTATGGCGACAAGCCGGCCGAGCTGCCGGAAAAATACATTTTGGTTGATCGCACCGGCGGCCCGCGTGAGGCTATGGTGCTTGATCGCGCAGAGATTTTGATAGAGGTTTACCACAAGACTAGCCGGGTGGCCGCCAGTGACATGGCCAACTACATTGCCGACAATATCCGGGGGCTAACGGCTACTGAAAGCATTACGCGAGCCGAAATAAATAGTGTGGTGAACCTGGACGACATTATTGCGCAGTACAGCCGCTATCAGGTGTATTGCGACGTGTACAACCGCCGCTAAGGTAGGGGGTTGTTGCATTTGTAATGGTTATGGTATATTAAGGGCAGTCAGAAAAAACGGGTTACGCCCCGGAAAGGAAAAGCGGCTATGACTAAATACTTTACAAAAGAGGGTGACGACTTTAAGGAAGTTACCGACCCTTTACACACTCAATCGGAAGTTGACGAAGTTGTGAAAACGCGCCTAGAGCGTGAACGCAGCAAGTTTGCCGACTACGATACGTTGAAAGAGAAAGCCGGCAAGGTGGACACTATCACGAAAGAGTGGGAGGACAAGGCAAAAGCGTGGGAAACCGAAAAAGGCGACCTAACCAAGCAGATTGGTAGCGCAAAGCTGGAAACCTCTAAAGTAAAGATCGTTTCCGAGTTTAAGTTGTCAGATGAGCTGGCCGAGTTTGTGACCGGCGATACCGAGGACGACATGCGAGCTAAAGCAGAAAAGCTGGCAAAAGGCGTCAAGGGCGGTACGTTGGACATTGACAAAAAGCCCAAGCCCAATGGGGACAAAAACCCCGACAGCAAGGCCCTGGCTGGTAAATTATTTAGCAAAAAGTCTGACGATTAAACCAATCTAATACTCTCAAAGGAGTAAATCGTTATGGCCAATCCCCTTTTAGCCGCAGACCTTGACCTTGCCAACTACACCGGCAAAGCATGGTCCAAGAATATTCGTGGTGGTGTGCTTGCGAGCCTTGCGCCGCAGGACCCACAACTTAAAGTTGGTTCTACCGACCACTTTACATTTACCGCAACGCCAAAAGCCGAGCTGGTAGGTGAGGGTGCTAACAAGTCGTCTGCCGACGGCACACCCGGCAAGGTAACTGCCAAGACCTACAAAGTCCAAATTACGTACCGCTTTAGCCAAGAGCTGATGTGGGCCGACGAGGACTATCAGGCTGGCGTTGTTGACGGTTTGGTTGCCAATGTTGCCACAGCATTGAGCCGCGCACTTGACCTTATCGCTATCCACGGCATTAACCCTGCCACTGGTGACGTATCGGGCCAGGTTAGCAACTACTTTACTAAGAGTGGTAACGACGTACACGTTGTTACTGCAACGGGTGACGCGCAAGCTGACCTGGAAAGCGCCGCAGCCGATCTGCAAGGGTCTGGCTACACCGCTACCGGCATTGGGTTTGACCCAGTATTTGCCGGCCAGTTAGCCCGCACAAAGGACGAAAACAACCGTCCTCTGTACCCGGAGCTTGGTCTTGGGTTCAACTTTAACAGTTTCCAGGGCCTCCAGGCTGCCAGCAGCGACACCGTTAGCGGTCGTCAAGAGCTGGACGCCGAGGACGTTACCGTAAAGGCGCTTATGGGCGACTTTAGGGCGTTCCAATGGGGTGTTGCCCGCGAAGTTCCACTGGAAACCATTGAATATGGTGATCCAGACGGCGCCGGCGACCTAAAGCGCACCAACGAAATTGCTATCCGAGCCGAGGCTGTCCTTGGTTACGCAATCTTTGACGGCGCAGCTTTCGCCCTCATTAGCGGTACTGCCTCCTAGGCGGTCCCCCACTAGCAGAAACGGCCCTACGGGGCCGT